TGTTTAGTTGGCTTAACGCTAAGTTACCATGGACTGCAAAGTAATTCTGAAGGCGTGCGCGTGGCTTTGCCTTCTTGGGGGTTGTAAAACAACCTCTTTGTTTAAAGATAAGGAAATTATTACAGAACCAATACCCGGTATAGTTCAACCACTCTCGACTAATTACAGTTATTTAGGAGGTGGTCTTGTGGGTTTAGCTTTACTTTGTGTAGGGTATATATGGTTCTCAGAATATAAGAAGGCAAATGCCAAAGGAGATTAATTATGGCTATATTGGCTGGTTTTGATGAAGATGTAAATGTTACAGTTGCTAATACTGAATTGACAGATGGCGCTTTAGCGATTACAACTGGTGATATGATTTTTACGCCCGGAACAGATGGTAACTGGACTACTGGTTCTGGCACGGCTATTAAGTTTAGAATGATGGACTTTAAATATACTCGTCCTTATATGAGTAGCGAAGGTCATCCAGATTCAGCAACAGAGCCCACATTTGCTACCGTATTTGAGCGTAATGATGGCGATCCGCTTGTTACTACTACTATTACGGCTAGAGATGATACTGCTGCTGATACAACGATTGGCACTGGTAATGGTGCTGCTGCTGATCAAAAAATTAGATATGTTATTACGGGTATGGAAGACCATACCACCTTGGTTATTAAATATCATATTGTAGAAGGTTCTAATTTAACTACTGAAAGAACCTTAACTATTACCGCAGCTGATTTAACTGGTACATTTGAAGATTTAATGAACGATAGTAGATTCCGTGAGCGGAACAGAAGAATGTCTATGGGTTCTACAGCTTTAACAGCTGTGGCAGCTAAGGCAACTCTTACCTTTACGGGTACGGCTACCGCTGATCAGACTATTACTATTGTAGATACTGCTGGTACGTCTAAGGTTTATACCGCTAAGACTTCAGAAGATACTGCTGCTAGAGAATTTAATAATTCAACAGATGCTGCCGCTAATGCTACTTCACTTGCTGCTTGTATTAATGCTTCTGCTGGACATGGTACTTCTATTACTGCTGTAGTAGATGGATCTCCCAGCGGTGCTAATGATATGATTGTATTGACTCAAGATGTAGCAGGTGCTGCAGGCAATACAACAATTACAAATGCTGTTTCTGTTATTACTGAGCATGATTTTGATGGCGGTAGTGATGGCGAACAGTTCCTTGACTTTGATACTTATCGAAGAAGGTTAAAGAAGAGTTTAAAATAAGGAAGATTAAATGTCTGAAGAAACAACTGGTGAGACTCCGGCAACGGAACAATCTGCACCACAAGAATTCGTACAACCGGCAGATCAAAATGCTGCTAATGAGAGGGCTGCTTTTAAAACCTACGTCGAAAGTAATGGGCAACAAGTTCCAGAAAACTTTAAAGACGCAGATTCATGGTTTGATTCACTAAAGAATGCTCAGTCTGAGTATACTAAAACTCGTCAAGAAATTGCTGAACTTAAAGATCAGTATGCTAAGACGGGTGAGATTGGTGAGCGATCACAACCAGTAGTACAACAAGAGCAACAACCCGCTGAGGTTGGACAGACTAGGGATGATCTTAGAATTGAGAAGCCCGAAGAGCCGCCAAAGTTATCTATGAATGAGCAGTGGGCTTCTTGGCAACAAGAGCTTGCTCTTAGTGGAGACTTTAGTCCTGATACACGCAACGCTATTAAGGGCGCTATGGGTGTAGATGATGGGGTGGTTGATACATTTATTGCTGGTCAAAAAGCCTTGCGAAAAGAAGCTTATGATTCTGCTGCTGGTGTAGTAGGAGATCAGCAAACCTTAGATTCTATCCTGTCATGGGCAGGAGAGTCTTTGAATGATCAGGAGCGTGATGATCTTAACAACATGCTTGCTGGTCCTTCGTACAAGACTGCCTTACTTGGTCTACAAGCCAGATACAACCAAGAACAGGCTAACAAGCCGAAGCAGCAAGAGCCTGCTCCGATTCAGAATAGAGAGAATGCAGCCGTTGCTCAGGACGCTGACAACATTAAAGCATTTGATTCTACCCCTGAAATGAATCATGCTATGGCGGACCCCCGCTATCGCACTGATCCAGAATATCGGGCTCATGTAGAAGCTAGACTTGTTAAAACAATGGAAGCTGGCGTTTTAATTAGATAACTTTTGGACAGAGTTATCTAGTTACAACATTAAGACGGTAGAAAAATTAGGCTTACGAGTTGAAAAAGTATACTAGATTAATGAGAGATTTGACTCCGAGAGGAACAATCTTATCTTTATAAATATTGTGTCCGTTTTTTATGTAATAGTAAAACGCAATTTTATAAGGAGATTTTACTATGTCTTATCCTGATTTAACAGCCGCGAATCTGGCTTATAGAGATTCACTTGGTGGAGGTATTTCTTTAAATAACCCCACTACTGGTGCCGGTCGTTTAGTCCTTCCTATTTGGGCTGGTGAAGTTATTCACGCGTACGATCAGTACAATGTTTTTGAAGGTCTTGTTGATTCCAAGACCATTAGTAGCGGAACGATGATGGAATTCCCCGTTACTGGTTACGTTGATCTGAATGCTGCATGGCAAGCAGGTGAAGAGCTTATTGGTGGTACGGATTCTAAGTCAGTGACTTTCCGTGTTACGCTGGACAAGCGACCAATGGCTGCTCACTTCGAGCTGGACAACATTGATCAAATGTTAACCCAATGGGAGTTCCGTTCCGAGCTTGCTCGTCAAGCTGGTCGTACTCTTGCCGATGCTCGTGACCGCCAGCTTGGTGTTTACATTGCTCGTGCTGCTTCTGAAGAAGGTTTAGCTAACGACCCAAGAGCAACCGACCAGTTTGGTTTCTCTGCCGTTGGTGGCCTTAGTGGTAAGGTGTTCTGCAACAGCTTGTTTGACAACTTAGGTAAGGCTTCAGCTACTGCTGCTCAGCGTACCGATGCTGCTCTTAAGCTTCTTGAGAAGATCGAAGAGTTCCAAATTCGTCTGCAAGAAGTAGATGCCCCAACTGAGGGTGTGTACTGTGCAGTTGATCCTCGTACCTTCCAAGACATTCGTGCTCTTGGTGTGGCTCGTGATTCATCTGATCTTGCTGGTGGTGCTGGTCGACCATTCTTCGGCGGCGTTGCTGATGCTGGTGGCTTAGGTGCTGGTCTTGGTCAAGGTATGTTTGCTCTTGCTGATCGTCTTGAATATCAAGGCTGCACGATTATCAAGACGAACCACATGCCTAACAAGAACTACACGACTGCTGCAGGTAACATTGGTGACATTCGGTATAACCGATCTTGCCATGTCTGCCCAGTTAAGGCTCTTATCTGGCAACAAGGTTGCATTGCCTCGTTGAAAATGACCGGCCTTAAGGTTGATCAAGTTGACGATATCCGTCGTAACACCGTGTTCACGGTTGCTTCGATGATGGGCGGTACTGGTGTGCTCAAGCCTGAGCATGCTGCTGTCTGCATCGGTACTCCCGGTTTGGATAACGGTGCTGATGGTACTGGTGATGATGTTGCCTTCGAAGGTCAATGTGTGCATGCTACTAACTTTGCTGCACGACACACCTTTGGTGACTTCGGCTTTGACACTAGCACTTTTGATTTGATTAACTTCGACGCAACTGCCAGTGATGGTACTGGTGCTACTAACCCAGTTGGTGACATCAGCAATGCTGATGCTACGTTTGACTTAGAAACCAATAACATGTATGCTGCATCCTTGGGTGCAACTCACATTGGTGCTGGTGCAGCTGACGCTGTGGCAATCACTGATGCTGTTGCTGGTTCTATGTACTACGAGTATCAGAAGTCTGCTGACATGTCTATCTTCGGTTCCTTGGGAGCTGATGACGGTCTGGGTTCTGCATAATCTGACAATTAAATACACATTCGCCCGGAGCCCCCGAAAGGGGGCCTCGGGTTTTTTTAAAAGGAGATTCAAATGGGACTAATGAGTAAACTAGATGCGGTAAACGAAATGCTTTTTAATTCTGGAGAGCAAATTGTTACTAGCCTCACCGACGATCTTAATACAGATGTTAACTTAGCAATCTTTATTTTAGATCAGGCTACTTTAGAGGCACAGTTACGGGGCATGGCTGTAAATCGTAGACCTATTAAGGTTGAACCTTCTAGAACCGGACCTACGGGACACGCAGTAAAAGCTATTTCTGATGCCGGTAAGGGTCGAATTCAATTATCTCCTTATACAGAAGATATGACAACAGGTTCTCTTATTTCTGCTCAGTTATTAACTAACGAAGCAAGTGATGATGTAGATGTAAGAATTACAGCTGCTCCTCGCAGGTTTGGTGTTGAATCAAACGGTACTGATTACAATATTTTGTACAATGTTACAGATAGTACAGATGAATGGGATCTTACTTCAGAATATACTATCTCTATTGTTGAATATATAGAGTTTAAAGACTTAGAAACAACTGTTCAAAAAGGTATCTCCGCTTCTGCCTCTAGGCAATATCAATTATTTGTGCAAGGTGATAGAGATGTAGATAGATTGTTAGCGGAAAGATCTGCAATGCTTACCGCTAAGGGTAGAGCGGCTGATGCTAATGATAAACGCAGAAGTATCTTTGCCTCTGGCGATATTGCACTGAGAAGGGCAGTCAACAGAAACATAAACAGTGTCTATGATCCGGGTAGATTTAGATATTGGAGATACACGACATGAGCGTGCATCAAAAGATTGCAATTCCTACTTTAGCTGGCGGCGTGGGGAGACAGGCTAGCAATAAACGCTTGCCTACCGAAGCTCAAGACTTAGATAATGTTATTGTTACTACAGAAAGATCAGTAGAAAAACGACCTGCGTTAGAATGGATTGCTGGGGCAGATATTATCTATGGCGATAATACAACCTATGCTCCGGGCTCTCTTTTGTTTAATACTTTGGCTGATGGTAGCCGATATGTGCCTAGTGCTAATGATGATATCTTTTTTAAATGGATTTCTATTGATCAAGATAACAGATTTTTAATTGCTATTAATTATAGCCT